AAAAGATAAACAATATGTAATAAATTTTATGGATAAAGTTTGTGAAGAAAAATTGCAACCTTTCATCGATAAAAGTTATCAAGAACTTGCTGATTACGTTAAAGCACCTCAACAAAAGATGCAGATGAAACGTGAAGCCCTCGCAGATAAAGGTATCTGGACTGCAAAGAAACGATACATCTTAAATGTGTACAACAATGAAGGTATTGCGTATAAAGAACCATACATGAAAGTCATGGGTCTTGAGATGATTAAATCATCAACTCCATTGGCAATTCGTAACATGATGAAACAATCAATTAAAATTATGTTGCAAGGAAATGAGAACGATATTCATTCTTTCATATCTAATTCTAAAGAAGAGTTTCGTAAGTTGTCAGTAGAAGATATATCTTTTCCCCGTGGTATGAATGGTTTAGCAAAATATACTGATGCGTTATCATTATATAAATCTGGAACACCTATACAAGTAAAAGGTGCAATACTATATAATCATTATCTGAAGAAGTATAATTTAACAAAGAAATATCCTCTTATTCAAGAAGGAGAAAAAGTTAAGTTTACTTATCTCAAACTACCTAATCATTTTAAAGATATGGTCATATCTTATCCTAATAGACTACCTAAAGAATTTGAATTAGACTATTGTATTGATTATGATATGCAGTTTAATAAAGCATTTCTTGAACCTATTGAGGTTATATTAAATTGTATTGGTTGGACAACAGAGAAAGTTTCATCTCTAGATGATTTTTTTAATTAAAGGAAATACAATGAAAAAAATACTTTTATCCGTTTTACTCGTCTCATTGTGTACTAGTTCTTTTGCTGGTGGCAATCATGGTGGTAATAATGTCCACAATACATATAATAATTACCAAGGCGGATATCACGGTAATAACTATCGTGGTGGGTGTTGTGGCTGGGTGGGTCCAGTAATTATTGGAGGTGCAGTTGGTTTAGGAATTGGTGCTGTTGTATCTACACCAACATATGTTCAACCACCAGTTGTAATTTATAATGAACCAGTGTATAATAATACTGTTCAGACAAATAATAGTTGTCAGTATCCATTTGTTGCAACTTATAATCGAATTTATACAACAGATAGATTTGGTAATAATATTCAAGTGGATCAATTTATTGGGTGTCGTTAATAAAAGGTGAAATTACATGAGTTTTCTTGATAAAATTAAAAAGAATAGTAGCATTAAAGAATCTTCTATTCTATCTAAATCTAAATTCTTTACTACTAAAGATATGATTTCAACTTCAGTACCCATCATCAACGTAGCATTGAGTGGTAAGCTAGATGGCGGTTTAACGCCAGGTCTTACAATGTGGGCAGGTCCATCAAAACACTTTAAAACTGCATTCTCATTGCTTATGGCAAAATCTTATTTGGACAAATACCCTGATGCTGCACTTTTATTTTATGATTCAGAATTTGGTACTCCGAAATCGTATTTCGATTCTTTTGAAATAGATACTGATCGTGTTTTACATACTCCCCTTATGGATATTGAGCAACTAAAGCATGATATAATGGGACAGTTAACAAATTTAGAACGTGATGATAAAATAATTATTCTTATTGATTCTATTGGTAACTTAGCTTCAAAGAAAGAAGTTGAAGATGCTATTGATGGTAAATCTGTTGCTGATATGTCAAGAGCAAAGCAGATTAAATCTTTGTTTCGGATGGTTACTCCACATTTGTCTCTGAAAGACATTCCAATGGTTGTTGTTAACCACACATACAAAACTATGGAATTGTACTCAAAAGATGTTGTTGGTGGCGGCACAGGCTCATATTATTCCGCTGATAACATTTTTATTCTAGGCCGTCAACAAGAGAAAGAAGGTACAGAAGTTGTTGGTTATAACTTTATTATTAACGTAGAAAAATCACGTTATGTTAAAGAAAAATCTAAAATTCCTGTTTCTGTATCTTTTGATGGTGGTATTAGTCGTTGGTCAGGTCTTCTCGATATCGCTCTTGAATCTGGTCATGTGACTAAACCCTCTAACGGATGGTATTCAAAAGTTGATATTGAAACTGGAGAAGTAGAAGATAAAAAGTATCGTGAAAAAGATACAGATACAAAAGAGTTTTGGATGTCAATTATTACGTCCAAAACATTTCAAAATTTTGTTGAAGACAAATATTCAATTGCCAATGGTGCTATCATGCAAGACGGTGAAGAAGATTTGTTTGAAGATTCCCAAGTAGGTGTATAATGTTGGAAGGAATAGATTATTGTTTTATATATCCAAAGGAAGATGCTCAATCAGTTCATATACGTTTATTACAAGGTCAGTATAAAGACACTTTATTTAAATATGGCAAAGTTAAATTTGAAGGAAAAGATGATCAAATGTATTTACTTTTCGGATACGATGTGATAGAATCATCTGTGGATAAGCCTAAAAAGTTAGAAAAAGATAGTGATTTTAAAAATTACATTGGTGACTTATTGGTTGAAATTATGTCATCAAATATTGAACAGGAAATGATCGATGAGGCTGGAAACAATAATATTGAAGACGTTGATTTTCGATGATAATTATTTACGTAAAGTAATACCATTCATTAAATTGGAATATTTTAGTGATAGAACAGAACAAACATTATTTAATGAAATTACATCATTCACAACAACTTATAATAGCGCACCAACAATTGAAGCACTTAGTATTGCCGTCAGAGAAAAGAATTCTCTCACAGATGACGAAGTGGAGAAGTGTGAAACTTATCTCAAAGAGATTGAAGCTAATAAGCAGACAAGTTCCGAAATTCAATGGCTTATCGATAAGACCGAAAAGTTTTGTCAAGAGAAAGCAATATATAACGCAGTACTTGACTCTATTTCTATTCTCGACGGCAAAGATACGAAAAGCGACAAAGGTCAGATTCCTAAGATATTATCAGATGCTTTGGCAATAAGTTTTGATAATTCTGTTGGGCATGATTATCTAGAAAATTCTGTTGAACGATATGAGTTTTATCATAGAAAAGAAGAAAGAATTCCATTTGATTTAGATTACTTTAATAAAATCACTAAAGGTGGTCTTCCGAAGAAAACGCTGAATATCGCATTGGCTGGTACTGGCGTTGGCAAATCATTGTTTATGTGTCATGTTGCCGCAGGTGCAATGGCACAAGGATATAATGTATTATACATAACTCTTGAGATGGCAGAAGAAAAGATTGCTGAACGTATTGATGCGAATTTATTAAATGTCACAATTGATGATTTGATGGAATTGCCTAAAGATATGTACGATAAAAAAGTTTCCCGTGTTAGAAGTAAGACAACAGGTAAATTGATTATTAAAGAATACCCAACTGCTACAGCATCAGCTATTCATTTCAGGACTTTATTGAATGAACTTAATCTTAAACGTAATTTTATTCCCAGTATTATATTCATCGATTACCTTAATATTTGTACTAGCAGTAGGATCAAGGCTGGCGCAAATATCAACTCCTACACATATGTTAAGTCTATTGCTGAAGAGTTACGTGGTTTGGCTGTTGAGTTTAATGTCCCTATTGTATCTGCAACACAAACTACTCGGAGTGGATTTTGTTTAGATTTAAATACGAATGTCAAGGAAAAAAATAAAGGAAATATAAAAATTTCGGAAGTTGAAGTTGGAGATGAATTGTTATCAAATACTGGATTCAATATAGTTAAAACTGTATTTGGCATACAAAATAAGAAAGTTTATAAAATAACAACTGAATCCGGCAAAGAAATCATATGTTCCGAACAACATTTGTTTCCTACAACAAAAGGAGAAAAATCATTAACTTCAGGCCTTTGTGTTGATGATGAATTCTTTATAAATTCATAATATCATAAATATCTTCTATACATACAACAAAATTGAATAGAACTATGATTAGAATATATAAAATAACAAACAACTTTTTAACTCCACCTAAATGTTATATTGGTCAAACAAATCGAAATTTGGAAGAACGGTTTAAAGAACATTTGAGAATTGGTCAAAAAGGAGTGAATAGGGAATTAGCTATTGATTTAATGAATTATGGAAAAATTAATTTTAAAATTGAACTTTTGGAAATGGTAGAAGAAAATCAATCAAAAAATAAAGAATCTGAATATATTAAATTATATAATACTCATTATAAAGACGGTTATGGTTATAATATGAGGTACGAAGATATTATTGTGGAACAAAAAATTAAAAATTGGAACAAAGAAGATTTAATTATAAAAAAACAAAATATAAATGAAGGCAATGTTTGGAATAAAGGATTAAAAACGAGAAAATATATTTCTGAAAAAATAAGTAATACAATAAAAAATAAGTATGATGGTGGATGGATAAGTCCTTCTTGGGGACATAATCACAGTGAAGAAACCAAGAAAAGATTATCCATCGACAAGAAAAAATATTATGAGAGTAATAGACCACACAATGCTGTTGAATGGGTAGTTGAATATGAGAATGGAAAAATTGAAAAGACCAATAGATTATTGGATTACCTGGGTGGAAAAAAACAATATAATAGAATTACAAAATGGTGTAGAGAACATCCGTTTAAATTTCACCCAAAATTAAAGATGAAAGTATATCATGCAAATTGAAAAAATTATTAAAATTGAAGAATTAAAAGTGCAACCAACTATTGATATTGAAGTGACGGGTAATCATTTATTTTACGCTAATGATATATTAACACATAATTCCTCAAGTGATCCAGGTCTTGAGGACACCAGTGAATCGTTTGGCTTACCTGCAACTGCCGATCTAATGTTTGCATTGATTACATCTGAAGAACTTGAAGAACTCGGTCAGATCATGGTCAAACAATTGAAAAATAGATATGCAGATCCAACTCATTATAAAAGATTTTCTGTTGGTATTGATAGATCAAAGATGAGATTATATGACATTGAACAATCTGCACAAATTAATATTGTTGATGCAGGTCAAACCCCAAAACCTCAAGCAAATAAGTTTGATGGATTTAAGATATAGGTAACTTATGACTGCGACTGTGATTATACCAACTACTGGTGTTACTGAACTTAGAGATGCTGTTGAATCAGTATTAAATCAATCATATTCAACTATTTGTTATGTTGTATGTGATGGTAATAAATTTAAAGGTAAAGTAAAAATAATACTTGATGATTATCTTGGTAACGATAATTTAAGAGTTTGTTATCTTCCAGAAAATGTAGGTGCCAATGGTTTCTATGGCCATCGTATTTATGCCGCATTCACTCATTTAGTAAATACAGAATATGTCATGTACCTAGACCAAGACAATTGGTTGCAATCTAATCATGTTCAATCTTGTGTTGACACTATCAATGATAAAAAACTCCAATGGTGTCACTCATTGAGAAACATTTATGACAAACAATCTAATTTTGTATGCCAGGATAATTGCGAATCACTAGGTAAGTGGTTGGCATGGACGAATACATATCATATAGATACTAATACATATTTTTTAAAAAGAGAAATTGCAATTAAACTAGCAAGTGCATGGCATGGTGGTTGGGGACAAGACAGAGTATTTCTACAAGTAATTAATCAGTATTTTCCGCAAGCATATAGTTGTACAGGTGAATATACCGTGAATTACAGAGTTGATGGTGGTGAAGGATCAGTTAATAAAGAATTCTTCATCAAAGGTAACAATTTTATGCGTGACAAATATAAAGGATTATATCCATGGATGAAATGAAAGACGTAGTTATTGGCTTTATTACAGACTATACTGATTATAATAAAATAAAACCATATGTGAATTCGCTGAATAGAAGTGGATTTACTGGTGACAAGATCATGGTAGTTTATAATATTGGTTACGATATTGTAAAAAAACTACAAGAAGAAGGATTCATTGTAATTGGTTTTGAGAGAGATGATGATAACAATAGATTTGTCTATAAGCAAAAATTTAACATAGTTGTTTCTAGATTTTTTCACATTTGGTTTTTACTAAATGAAATGAAAAAGAAATATCGCTATGTCATTTCAGTTGATGTGGCTGATGTTATATTTCAAAGAAATCCATCAGATTACTTATCAACAATATTAGCACCAGAAACAAAAAAGAAATTGAGTGTTGGTTGCGAAAATCTAAAATATAAAGATGAACCATGGGGTATTCACAATATGTATAGGTCTTTTGGTGATATCTCTGCTATTCATATGCAAGATAAACCAATATATAATGCTGGTACAATTGCTGGAGAATTTGACACCTTCTTGGATTTCTGCTATAATGTATTCTTATTGTGCCAAGGCGCCCCCATGGAAGTTCCTGGAGGTGGCGGTCCAGATCAAGCTGCATTGAATATTTTGTTGTCATTGGAACCATACAAATCAATAACAGCATTTAATTCCCATAGTGATTCGTGGGCTTGTCAATGTGGCACTACAGTCGATCCTAACAAAGTTAATAATTTTAGATCAAAGTTTATAATGCCATCTGAACCTATCATGGATAAAGATAGTGGATGTGTTGTGAATTCTCTTTATCTAGAAGATTATGTTTTAGTGCATCAATACAATCGTGTACCAGAGTGGAATGAAATTATAAGGAAGAAATATGAATGATGTGATTACATTTAATACTGAAACTAATCAATACACCAAACAAGAGACGCACGTTGATCCTTGGGACCATTTAGACGTTGATGGATGGGTTCAAAAGCAAGTTGAATGGGGTGAAGCAAATCCATCTGGTCGTGGATTGGTACCTTATTTACAAAAGTTAGGTACTGATCTTGTTGGTGCAGAAATTGGTGTTTGTCTTGGCGTTACTACGGAAATGATTATGAAAAATGTTAGTATTCATAATCTTTTTGCTGTAGATAATTATCCAACATATATTGATTGGAATGGATTACCCATTACAACAGAACGACAAAACAAAATTAAAGATCACGCATTTAATCGTTTAAATGGTTATGATTGCGTGGAATTTGTATATGAAGATAGTTCCAAATTTTCTTCAAGTATTGATGATGAATCTTTAGATTTCATTTTCATTGATGCTGACCACAGCTATGAGGGTGCATTACGTGATTTTAAACAATTTTGGCCTAAAGTTAAGAGTGGTGGTATCTTTGCTGGTCATGATCTGAATATTCCAACAGTCAACAAAGCAATTCGTGAATTCTTTGGTGAAAAAATGGATGGTATTATTTCTTTAGTTGACAATGCTTGGTTGTATTATAAGGATTAATATGAACAAGTATAAAAAAATTATTGTTTGGGGTGCCAAGCAAGACACTGGTCACACCCATGCTTTTATTCATGGCGCAATCGTTCGTGCTGCTCAATCAATGGGTATTGAGACATATTGGTTAGATAACCGTGATAACGTGTCTGAAGAATTCTTCAACGATGCAATTGTTGTCACAGAACAGTGGTTAGTATTTCAAAATGGTTATAGCAACAATATGCCATTGAATAAGACTGCTTGTTATCTCGTACACTACCTAGGTAATCTTGGTAATGTGGAGGGGAATCCTGGTACAGAAATGTATCTAGGTAAGGTCGGTAAGTTGATTGATTTCAGATTCAATGCGGAACATGGTTGGGGTATCAACGGATCACCAGATAAAAATTATAACTACAAATTTGAACCATCAAAGTATGATGCATTTAATGATGTATCGTTTTATGAAAAAGGTGATTCTTATGATAATTTCTATTCTATTTGGGCAACTGATTTGTTACCAGAAGAAATAGATTTTGATGTACGTTTCACACCACAAGAAAATCGAGCATTTTTCTGTGGTACTATCCGTGAAGATAATTATCCAGTATTTGAAAATTTCATCAAAAAATGTGAAGAACATAAGATTCCATTTTTATACAGCACACCATATCAACAACAATTACCAACTGAAGAAGTTAGGAAGTTAGTTGTTTCTTCATTACTTCCTTTAGATTGCAGACCCAAGAATCATCTAGATAATGGATATATTGCATGTCGACCAATTAAGAACGTGAGTTATGGTGCGTTAGGTATGACTAACTCAAAGACCATCTATGATTTTTTTAATGGTGAGATTGCATATGCACCAGATTCTGGTGATTTATTTGATATGGCAGTTGAAATGCAGAAAGATCCAAAAACTAAAGATGTTATTTTAAAACAAATGAAGTGGATTAAAGATCAACATACATACATTAACAGAGTGAAAGATATTATTAAGGCTGCGGAGATTTGATATGAAAATTTTGATTACAGGACATAAAGGATTCGTTGGTGGATACTTTATGAGAAAATATGCCGAACATGATATTACAGGGATTGATATTAAAGAAGGCAATGATTGCCGTGACTTCTTTAAAACAAATGATACCAAATTCGATCTAGTCATCCATTTGGCTGCTATTGTTGGTGGTCGTGAAACTATTGAGAATAATCCACTATCAGTCGCTATTGATCTGTCTATTGATGCGGAAATGTGTCAATGGGCATTGCGAACAAAACCTGGTCGCTTAGTTTATTTCTCATCCTCGGCTGCGTACCCAACATATTTACAAAAGTCGGATATGCAACATCAGTTGAATGAGTGTGATATTAATCTGAACAATATTCGATCTCCTGATCTGACATATGGTTGGTCTAAACTAACCGGTGAATACACGTTACAATTCTTGGAAGAAAAGGGAATTCGTGTTCATGTATTCCGACCATTTAGCGGTTATGGTACAGATCAAGATTTATCTTACCCATTTCCGTCATTCATTCAACGTGCAAAAACCTTGATGAATCCTTTTGATATTTGGGGTGATGGGAAACAAGTTCGTGACTTCATTCATATGCAAGATATTGTTGATGCTGTTGATGAAGCAATCAGACAAGATATTAAAGGTCCAGTCAATCTAGGTTCAGGCATCGCAACATCGTTTAATAGGTTGCAAGAAATTGTTTGTGGTATGCAACAATACTGTCCAGAAGTGAATCATATAAAAACTGCACCAGTTGGTGTGATGTATCGTGTATGTGATCCAACTAAGATGTTATCATTCTATAAACCGAAGATTGATTTATATGAAGGCGTTGCTCGTGCGTTGAAAGGTGAAATTTAATGGAATTCATTTACAATACATCTAATCCGTCTATAGTACAGAAAGCACAGAATAAAATAATTGACATTGGCTCTGGTCCGCACCCTAAACCTGATGCAGATGTTCGTATGGATATCCATCAGTGGGGTAATGTAAATTGTTTACACAATCTAACAGAAACTCCATATCCGTTTGATGATAATACATTCGAAAAAGCATATATGGGTGATGTAGTGGAACACATTTCAATCTTTGAAATTGATAAGGTATTGACTGAAGTTTGTCGTATTCTCAAACCAAATGCGATACTAGAGGTTACTGTTCCTGATATGGATTGGATCATTGAAAGACTTTATAAAAAAGACTGGAATCATCACGCTAATGTTGATTGGTTGAATCCAACAATGGATCCATGGAAAAATGCAATGTCTTATTTGTTTGGTGGTTTTCACAACAAAGATGAATATAAATTGGAGGGCATGGGTCACGTTAATGCATTCAATCAAAAATCACTTAAAGAACTATTGGAAAAAAATGGATTTATGGAATGTGAACGCCATCCAGATATGAGAAATCCAGAACCCGCTAGAATGTCAATTCTTAAAATGGTATGTAAGAAAGCATGAAAATATTATTTGTAGTTCATCGATATGCACCCTATCCGGGTGGTTCCGAGTATAATGTTCAGCGAACCGCTGAAGAATGTGTACGCCGTGGTATTGATGCAACTGTCGTTGCGGGTGAACATAAAGGAGATTTGAATGGTGTTCACGTTACTAGTTCTGTTAACCCTAATGACTTTGACCTTATTGTAATTCATGGTGGTGATGTAAATGTTCAAAATATGTTTCTACAGAACATTAAGAACTTCAACGCACCAGTTCTTTATTGGTTAATTAAACCATCTGAAAGTCCAATTTGTTTACAAGCACTCAAAGATGCCAAGTATATCGGTTGTTCCACTGAAGAAGATTGGGATCACGTTGAGAAATGGGGTGTCAAAGATAAGTCATTTAAGATTGCATATGGTATCAAAGAAGAAGATGCTGGTACTGTTGGAGTATTCAAAAAGAAATATGGTATTCCTAAAGATGTAAATATGTTCTTATCATGTGGTGGATATTGGCCCAATAAGAGAATGAGAGAATTAGCAAAAGCATTTAAAGATGCTAATTTACCAAATTCTGTTCTTGTAACTACTGGGTATGATAATAGACACGATTTGATGCCAGAAGCGTCACACAATGTTATTCCTTTAATGATAGAAGATCCAGCAGAAATTAAAGATGCCATGGCTGATGCTTATTGCTATATTATGAATTCAGATGCAGAAGGTTTTGGTCTCGTTTTGTTGGAATCCATGTTGAACTGTACTCCTTGGCTGTCTCGTAATATCGCTGGTGCAAAACTAATGTGTGATTATGGGTGTGTGTATGATACGGAAGAAGATTTAACTCGTATTTTGAAAATTTGGGAAACTGATCCACATAGAAATAACAGAATAAAATATGCATACGATTTTGTTACTAGTGAACACTTAATCAAAAATACAGTAGATGACATTTTAAATATAGTAAAAAAATGACCTATATATCAAACCCAATAATTTTAAAACCAGAAAGGGTTTGATATATAGAGTTCAAAAGTTGTATAAATAACTTCATACAAAATGATTTTTCGTAACCATAGTGTGTTACATATCTAATAGGAATCTAATATGAAGTCTTTTTTATATTTTATAAAAGAAGAAGCTGAAGAAAGTGATGGTAAACTAAAACATATCGATCATGCTGAAGATCGTCCTATAATTGACGGGGCAAAAGGTTTTGAACACACTCATGCAGCTTTAACACAAGCACATGAACATATCAAATCTGGTGGTGAAAGTTCTGCATTGACTATGAAATATGATGGTTCACCTGCTATTGTATTTGGTCATCATCCCGAAACAGGCAAATTCTTTGTAGCTTCCAAATCAGCTTTCAATAAAAACCCAAAAATTAACTATAATCATGCTGATATCGTGAAAAATCACGGGCATGCTCCAGGATTAGTTGAAAAACTTCATGCAGGTCTCAAACATCTTAAAAAAGTAGCACCTAAGACTGGTGTATATCAAGGTGATTTGATGTATTCAGAAGGTGATCAAAAGGAAACGAAGAAAGGTGTTTCTTTCACCCCAAATACAATCACATATACTGCTAAGGGTGAACAAGCAGATAAAATCAAAAAATCCAAACTAGGTGTTGTTGTTCATACACAATATCATGGTAAAAATATCGCTGATATGCAATCGGATTCCCATCCTGACGTTCATAACTTTGGTCATCACCCAGACGTATGGCACAAATCTGCAAATCACGACACTTCACAAATTCATTACTCAGAAAAAGATCAAAACGAATTCAAAACACATCTTGCTGCTGCTAAGAAGATACATGATGAACATAAGTCAAAAATGTATAAAGCAACAGAGATGCATTCTGGTGATGGTGGTCATTTAACGACATATATAAATCAAACTGTTAGAACTGGTGAAAAGCCAACAGCAGAAGGATTAAAACAACATATTGCTGTTAAATATAACAAAGCTGCCGAGAAGTTAAAGACTCCCGCTGGACAAGTTAGAAAACAAACAGAAGCTAAAGGACATTTAGATCACATTGAAGCAAATAAAGATCATTATAACAATTTGTTAAAAATGCATAATCATATACAGAAAGCAAAAAATGTATTGGTTAAAAATCTAGAGCAAAATGAAGGTGGTTTAGAACATCACATTGATGGAAAACGAACTGGTCCAGAGGGATTTGTTGTCAATCATGCAGGTGAGCCAACAAAATTAGTTAACAGAGAAGAATTTGCAAAAGCTAACTTATTGAAGGTGCGTAAATGAAATCAATCCAGTACAGAATTTGGGAACAAAGATCGGGTATTAAAACTGACCTTTTTGAAGAAAAGATAAGCAAAGAACAAATTGAAGCAATTATAAAATATCTTCACGATGAAGATGAAGAAGAATTAGCTAAGTGGAATTTAAAAGAAAATTTAAATCAAGAATTCTTTGAAATGATTAGTGAAGAAACTGCAAAGGCTTCTTCTGATACTAAAGGTAAATTGCATGAACTTCTAGTTGGTTATCACTTGAATGGTGGTAAACATATGGAAAAACATCCTGACAAATCTGGTGATAGTCCTGCAGAAGCACACAATAAACTAAAAGCATCAATTCATCCAGATGAATATAAAAAAATTGATGCAAGAGCAAAATCTGCTGCTAATGACATTAAGAAAAAAGTCGAAACTAATGGACATAAAATTAATCAAGTTCATTGGACTTCACAACCAAACGACATTCTTAGAACAACTGGTATTAAATCTTCACAAAAAGAAGATCCTTCTGATTTGGTTGTTACTACACACAAAAAAGAAAGAAATAAAAAACAACCAACAGTATTACATCATGGTATTAGTTTAAAAGTTACCGATAGTTCATCGAAACATGTCCCAACATCAAATTTAGGAATTAAAGCAGCAGGTCCTAAAGCACAAGACATTCATGATGACCACAGAAGAGATATTTTAAAACATTATCCTAAACTTGCTACACATGCAACAAACGCAAAACAAAGAAAGGAAATGTTAAAAGCAGATCCAAAAATGAATGAATATGTAAAAACTAAAAATAGTGTAACTCTTAATAAAGTTGCAAAGCATTTACATGATCACCTAACATCTATTCCTAAAGATGAATTAGTTCATCACATTAGAAATGTTATTCACGCACACACAACTCCTATGCAAAGAGAAGGTCATAATCACATTAGACATACTTCTTATACTTCTGGTGGCACTACTAATTCAACATTTGAACATCACTCAATTGATCCAAGTCAACATCATGAACATATTTTCAATGATCCACACAATATTGAAGTTCATCACAGTGGTGGTAGTATTCATTTTAAATATAAAGGTAAAACTTTTGCTAGACACGCACTTAAATTCTCTTCGCAGAGTGATCCTTTAAGTTCTATTAAAGGCTCTGGTCAAACTTCGGGTGATTAATATACAATGAAAACATTTTTACAATTAGTTGAAGAAGAAGAAAAATCACACAATCCAGTAGTGATGGCTTTCGGACGTATGAATCCACCAACTGTTGGTCATATGAAATTGATAGACAAAGTGAAAAGTGTAGCAGAGAAACAAAAAGCAAAGCATGTTGTTATTGTTTCTCACTCACAAGATAGTAAGAAGAATCCATTAACTGCTGAACAAAAATTAAAACATCTAAAAAGATTTTCATCGGATACAAATTTTGATGCATCAAGCAAAGAACATCCATCTATTTTTCATCATGCCACAAAATTATACAATAAAGGGCACGACCACTTAACTGTTGTTGCTGGTTCAGATCGTGTTAAAGAATTCCATGACACATTACATAAGTACAATGGTGTTGAAGGTAAACATGGATACTATAACTTTAAAAAGATCAATGTAGTATCAGCAGGTCAACGTGATCCTGACGCAGAAGGTACTGAAGGGATGTCTGCATCTAAAATGAGAGAACATGCTAAGAATGGAGATTTCTCTTCATTCAGAGAAGGTGTTCCATCACATGTAAAAGATCATCATGCGAAAGAACTTATGAACGATGTTCGTAAGGGAATGGGAATGAATGAAGAAGTTGATCGTGGTCAGTTCAGAGCAATCTTCGTGACTGGAGGCCCAGGGTCAGGAAAAGATATTGTTATTCGTGAAGCCATCGCCGAATCTAAAATAACAGAACTCAATCACATTCAAGCTATCAACTATCTGTCTGATAAACAAAAATTATCAGAAAATTCTAGTGATAATAAATTACAAGCGATTCGATCAAAAGCACCATTGATAATTAATGGGCCTGCTGATGACATTGAGAAGATTTCTTATATTAAAGAAGAACTAGAAGAACTTGGATATCTGACAATGATGGTATTTGTAAATTCATCAAATGAAGTAAGTAAAGAAAGAAATAATTTACTAACAAGAATGATGAGTGAATCTGTTAGAAAAGACAAATGGGATAAATCACAAGAAAACGCTGACACATATAATGAAATATTTAACGACTTTATATTTTTTGATAACTCTGGTGATGAAGTAGCTAAAGAAGAATTTGTTACAGAAGTTTATAAAACAACAAAATTGTTTTTAGATTCTAATTTAATTAACGAAGCTGCATCACATTGGTTAAATAGAAGTGTGATAAACAAAAGCATCTATGATATATTTAAGGAAAACAAAAATGTTAAAAAAGATTCTAAATCTATTCAAAAAGCAAACCTCAGCACCAACGCTTGCGGCCAACACAGAATGCTCGCAGATAATAACTGCCCAGACTGTCAAATGGTCAGAATCGCAGGAAAACAAGATGACGTCCGATATGGCGACACAAAAGCAAATCCAGGTGGGTATATCTTCCGCACCTACGAAGAAAAAGGGCCGACCCTCAAAATCAATCCACCAGCAAAAGTCCCGAATTTCCAAAAAGACAACAACACAGAAAAAGTAAAAAAACGTGGAAATACATCTTTGAGTGCTGGACGTATTAGTAGACCTGATGGTATTGGTGGTGAATGGAATACAAGAACAAACGGTTCTGGTCTAACAGGTGGTGCTGGTCTTGGTAATCCAATGTCTAGTGAGAGTCAAGAATTTAGCACTGCAAATCCTGCTAGTACAGCATTTCCTGGCGGCGGATTAGTTGATCCTATGAAAGTTGACAGAGAGAAAATAACTGAAAAGCCATCTTTTACTAAAATAAGAAAGAAGCTAAAAGAATTTAATGGTTTTCAAAATGGTTTAGGAAGTGGTCTTGGAGGTGTATTGGGTGGTGGTGATAACAAAGAAGGAATGGATACATATAAAGATCCTATGAGAAATGTTCAAAATGATTATGGTATAAAAATTAAGAAAAAGAAACTAAAAGAAGATCACGTTGAAGAATTAGAAAATGGTTTACATAAATTAGATAGCCATATAAAATTCCAGATGAATGGATTAAATATAAAAAATAAGGATAAAAAATGATTTCTTTTAAACACTTTTTAAACGATGATGATTTTACAGATGAATCAGCATATGTTCGTGAAGATGTGGAACAACTTTGGGAAGATGAAATTTCTGAAGATGAATTTAATTTTAATGGTGATGAAGAACAACTCATTGATGCCATTGATTGGGATTTGGAAACAGAACCGCTAGAAGAAGCAGAGTATCACGGTAAGAGCGTAAAACTTGGCAAACCTATGAAAGGTGATGTTAAGAAATCAAAAGTATTTGTAAAGGGTCCTTCTGGTCGTGTCGTAAAAGTCAATTTTGGTGATAAAAATATGACTATTAAAAAGAATATTCCAGCAAGACGTAAAAGTTTTAGAGCAAGGCATCGTTGTAATACACCAGGTCCAAGAACAAAAGCCAGATATTGGTCTTGCAGAGCTTGGTAAAAAAATATCAATAACAGGAGTTTTATAAAAAATGTTCACACAAAATAAATTAAAAATGGATTCATTGGCTGAAGCAGTTGCTCAAGTCATGGAAAAATCAGAGTTAGATGAAACTGGTTTGCGTAAGGCGGCATATGCTGCTCATAAATCAGGTCAAACACATTTTGAATTTCAGGGTAAAAAATATCCTGTTAAAGTTCAAGGTGAAGAAGTTATGGCTGGGAAATCTATCGAAGAAGCATCAGTCAAAGTTTCTACTGCAACAGGTATGAAAGTTTATGGTGGAGCCAAAGGTGGTTCTGCTAAAGCATATCTGAAACAAAAATACGGTGATGATTTGGATGACATTCATGGGCCTTCGGACAAAGACCTAGAAGCAATTAAACACGAAAAGAAAAAGAAAAAAGAAGTTGATGAAGAAGTTGAGGATGTATCGGAAATGGACTATGGTGGTGGTAAAAATCCATATGCAGGTCATGGACTTAACGATGATGATGATGAAGGTGGGGAAAAACGTACACCAGAACAAATTAAAAAAGACAAGGCAGAATGGAACAAGATATCCAAAATAATGGGTGTTCCTAAAAGGACTGGACTAGTAAAAAAAGATGATACGATTTCAGATTTAACAAAACACCTTAACTATCACTTACAAAAAGCAAAAGTAAAGAAAGAAGAAGTTGATGAAGATTTTAAAGAAGAAAATACTTCATTTGCTTATCGACTACTACAAAGTATCAGAGAAGGTAAAGGCAATCAGCCACAAGAAACATTTACCGATAATAATATGGGTGAAGAGATGTCCTCTGCACAAATGAAAAAGCGTGAGAAAATTGTTATGTCAATGAAAGACAAGACAGCAGAATTCAAAGCTAAGTATGGAAAAGATTGGAAAAATGTTATGTACGCTACTGCTACAAAAATGGCTATGAAAGAAGAAACTATTTACGAAGCAGGAGTAGTTACAAAAGAAAGTGATCCTGAAGAAGTCACTACAGATATGTTGACTGGTCGTGAAAAAGGTGGCAAATCAAACTCAATTAAATCATACAAACTGCAATTGAGAACAGATGGTGAAATGAAATCACCACAAACAGAAGAACCTGCAGACACAAGAGAAAAACAAAAGATTTCAACGAATCCAGGTCCAGTTGATATTAAATTAGATGACAAATTAACTGGTCCTACACCATATACACATTTTGCAAATGAAAAGAGTATTACTAGTGGTATTAAAACAGAAGCCGTAAGTAAGTTATTGAGCAAAATACGTAAGAATACAGAAAAAATTCATAAAGATGATATTGCTGATTTCAAGAGTAAAATTGTTCAGGCTAAAGAAGAAGTTGAATACTATGAAATCAACGAAGAAAAGCCAGAGCATACACACGTTGCACATTTTGAAGACAAAAATGGTCAATGGATGGCTAAACTTTTAATCAATGCAGATCATGATGGTCACGCAATTGATCAAGCTAATGAAGCGTCTGGTAAAGGTCCATTTGGTGGATTAAAAGTTCGTAAGGTTGAACGTGTAACTAAAGTTATGGAAGATGTTGAGTTAGATGAAGAAAGTTGGAAAAAAGAAACTGACTGGACACCAGCTAAAGGTGATGTAAAAGACAAGTCTGGTGCAAAGCACACTCCAATGTCTCGTGCAAAAGACTTAGCTAAAAAAGCAATGAAGAATGTAGGTAAATCATTAAATAAAGAAACTATGATGGGTAAAGCTGGTACCACTTCAGAAGAAGTTGAATCTCTTGATGAAGATAATCTACTAGACACATATCTCAGTTCATTAGGTATGGAACCAAAAAATGTTCCAAAATCCAAAAAGATTGGTTACGCTAATTCTACTAATTTTTTGAGATGGAAACAAACTCATCAATAAAGAGATAATAATGAAAAATTTAAAAGATTTTATAAAAAAGAATCCTGAGCCTGCTGATAAGAAAAATGTTAATCCTTCTCAGTTAGGACAGTATTCTGCACAAAATCAAGTAGCTGAATCTGGTGATTTAAATTCTTATCTTTCATCAAAAGGTATTGAAGTTTCTACATTATCTCCACAAACAAAAGCAGGTCATGCCCGATCAAATGAATATAAAAGTTGGAAAAATCAACGTGAAGATTTAACTACAAAAAGAAAATTGGGTTCAGATAAATCAATTAAAACACCAAAAATATATGGTATACAATTATCTGGTGAATCAAAAATATCTGAATCGGATCAACAAAATAGATCATTAACTAGTCAATCACCTACTGAAAGAAGTAAAAAAAGATTAGCTAAAGTAAGTAAACACTATACTATAAAATCTGTTACAACACATAAACAATTACATAATGATGAAACATTGAAACGCTTAGGTGAAGCATCTGATCCCTGTTGGACTGGTTATAAACAATATGGTATGAAAGATAAAGGTGGGAGACAAGTACCTAATTGCGTTCCTGTAAAAAAAGAATCAAGTCAAGTTTCACAAATAACACCGGAAGAAGTTGATCAAAAAGATGTAGATAAATTTCACTTAAAGTTGGATAAACTTGTTCATACTGCTTTCGGAAAAAGTAAAACCGAAAAGCGAATGAAAAAAGAAGAAGTTAAAGAAGATACATTTGCTGATAATAAAGCAGCAACACAAACAGTTATGGCTCCAGGTGAAGTTGTTGAAAAAAAGAAAATGTCACTATCTAAATTCCGTTCAATGAAAGAAGATATGACAGATCATGAAAAAGAAGATAAGTCTGTTGTCACATATGGTAAAAAACCTAAATTTGAAAAAGCTGATAAAGATGAAGGTGGTGAAAAAAAACCATCTGCATCAGCAACAATGACAGGTGGTAAAACACTTACTGGAACCATAAGAGATACTATTGAAATAGATCCAGCAATGAGAAATCGTCCAGGTCAACCTGATATCACTAAGAAAGATGATAAAAAGGACGACAAAAAAGACGATAATAAACAAAATAAGAAATAAGATAAATACTAATATAACGAAGGTTAAAGGAGATTTAAATGTCAATCTGGTTAAACAATGACACAGCAAATAGTAAGCCTCTACTACCAGTAGAAAGACAAGTTAGAGAATTTACCTCGCTAACAACTCAAAACGTCACATCAGTAACAAGCAATACTATCGTTTTCCAACAGATTGGTGGATCTAACTCTATCCCATCTGGTATTGTTGTTGGTTCTTATGTATATTCGACAGATGCAAATACAGCAGTTTCTAGGCTGTATGATGGTTCTATTATTGATCCTAATGATATGTCTTTCCTAAAATCTAATAATACTGTTGCTCTAATTGATAGTGCAAACAGTCTGATACGTCTAGCTAATACATTGTCTGGTAATTTAGCTGTCAATTCTTTAGTGTTTTTTGCTAATGCAATTCAATATAAAGCCAACACTCAAGCAAACACATATTTTTCTGACACGATTCTGGTAACTCAGACACGAGCAGCTAATACTACGGTAGCGTTAGGTGCTGTTGCTAATCTAGGCAATTTTAATTCTGGTTGGAATCACATTCAAAAGAAAACAAATAATGACGGAACTGTTCGTTATTTGAGAGAATGTTTGATTGTTACGGCAAATGCTGTTGCTTCAAATGCTACTTCTGGAAATACAAGTTTTGGTTCGTTTTTGCCTGGTCTTTAATATTCGTTGTTGTGTATGATGGATGCATTTGTGTTCATCGGTAATTATAAAAAAATTAAAATATGTTTGATAACTTGAATGAAGAAAATTTTACATTATATGCAATAAAGTGTTATAATGCACCAAATTGTATAATGTCTGAATTTGAAGGTGACTTAAAAAAAACAAAGTATCTAAAAAGATTGTTTCGTAGATATAAAGTCACCAAAATACTTAAAGAAAGATTGATACTCAATCACATCATTATGTTGAATAATGTTTTTGGTGTGATAGCTACTTCTAGAATTCTATTTTACAAGATAGATGAACGGGACTATGATATATTAAAAACATTTTTATTATATTTAAATATAATGCCAGAAACAATTTTAAATATCAAAGGAAAAAACATTTATTCAACAGAAATACCAGTTGATTTAAATGTTGCAAACATATTAAGAAAAATATGAAAACTTTTAAAGAATTTGTCAAAGAAGACGGTATGGGTGCTGGTG